AGCTAAAATAAAGAAACAAATGGAGGTGATTAAGCATAAGAAATTACAGCAAACATCATTAGGATATTTAGATATGCTGGAAGTCGCTGAGGAAATTAAAAAAGAACGTATCAAGAAGTTACCAAGAAAGGAGATTTAATTATGTCAGACAGAGGATTTTTCAGAAGGACAGCCAAACGAACTCGAAAAATTAACATTAGTCCAATAGTACCACGAGGAGGTATAAAACTATGATATTAGGAATGTATGCAATATATGACAAAATGACAGGCTATATGGTACCTTCATACCATCAAAATGATGAACAAGCTATCAGAGCATTTGCATATGACATTAACAGTAATGAAATGTCATTAATCAATGCAAACCCGGAAGATTTTAATTTACAGAAAGTTGGTTTATATAATACCGACACGGGTGAAGTAGAACCATTAACAATAAAGATATTATGTGATGCTGGACAATTCACAAGGAAGTGAGGAAATGAAATGTTCAAAACGAAATATGATGCCAGAGACAGAAAACATGCTAATCATGGAAGTCGTTTCACCCCCGTGTATTCCCTTAAAAGTAAGACAGCTGGAAATGTAGAGTTAGAGATAACCGGAGAAAAGGATATATATGAAGAAATTCAATCTCATGCTGATTCGGTAGACATTAAAACTATTATGACACGTTATCAATTAGGAGACGAAAGCATACTCAATAAAAAGCAAGGACAATTTATAGATGTGTCCGATATGCCGACTAATTTTGCCGATATAATGAAAACAGTTATAACAGCAGAAAACAATTTCAATTCATTACCGCTTGATGTGAGAAAAGAATATAACTTCTCCCCAGCAGAGTATATAGCAGATATTGGTTCAGAAAGATGGCTAAAAACATTAGGAATAGAAAGTAACGAAAAAGCAAAAGAGATTGGAGAAACCAAAAAGGAAGAGGTGAAAAAGGAAGAGGTGAAAGTAGATGAATAGAAACACTAAAAGCTTTGATAACAATGCGATAAATTTAGATATAAAACGTAGTACATTTAACAGAAATTCATCTGTTAAGCTGTCATTCAACGCTGGTGATGTTGTACCATTTTATGTTGACGAAGTGTTGCCCGGTGATACATTCAATATTAATACTTCTAAAGTAGTTAGGCTTCAAACACTTCTAACGCCATTAATGGACAATATATACCTGGATACATATTTCTTTTATGTCCCTAACCGTATAATATGGGAACATTGGAAAAATTTTAATGGAGAAAATACTGCTTCTGCATGGATACCACAAACTGAATATGAAGTACCTCAAATAACAGCACCGCTCGCTATTGCTGCTGATGGTGATGATCCTGGACATCCTGGTGGATGGGATGTTGGTACGATCGCAGACTATATGGGTATCCCTACTGGAGTACCCGGTTTATCAGTTAACGCATTACCTTTTAGAGCATATGCAAAAATAATAGATGAATGGTTCAGAGACCAAAACTTGCAACAGCCATTAAATATACCAGTTAACGATACTACACTAACAGGTGTAAATACAGACCAGTTTGTAACAGATGTAGTAAAAGGTGGTAAGCCATTTATAGCATCTAAATATAGAGATTACTTTACTTCTTGTCTGCCGGCACCGCAAAAAGGACCGGATGTTGGCATTGGTCTTTCCGGTGATATTGATGTATTTGGAACTGGTAAAACATTATCGCTAACTGCAACTCAAACGGTAGGAGCTGGCATTGTAACATTTGATGCGTCTGGAACACCTAAAATATTTAGAAGTGTTTATGATAAAGATACTGGTACTGTTAGTCCATCTGGTTATATTCCTACTAGTCAAGCTCTTGGAGTTCCTACAAAAACATCTGGTCTTGAAACAGGTCTTATTGCTGATCTTTCTACTGCATCTGCTATTTCAATTAATGCGTTGCGTTTGGCATTTCAAATTCAAAAACTATATGAAAAAGATGCTCGTGGTGGTTCCCGTTATATTGAGATAATCAAGGCACATTTCGGCGTAACAAGCCCGGATGCAAGGCAACAGAGACCTGAATATCTTGGAGGTAATAGAATACCTATTAATATCAATCAAGTTGTTCAAATGTCAGAAACAGGTACGACACCTATGGGAGATACTGCCGGACTTTCAGTAACAGCAGATTCAAATAGCGATTTCACTAAGTCATTTACAGAGCATGGTTATATCATAGGACTTATGGTAGCTCGTTACGACCACACCTATCAGCAAGGCTTAGAAAGGTTATGGAGCAGAAAAGATCGCTTTGATTTCTATTGGCCGGCACTTGCAAACATAGGAGAGCAAGCCGTAAAGAACAAGGAAATATATGCTGATGGTAGCGCAAAAGACGATGAAGTCTTTGGATACCAGGAAGCCTGGGCAGATTACCGCTACAAACCATCCAGAGTAGCTGGAGAAATGCGCAGTACCTATGCAACATCCCTAGACGTATGGCATTTAGGAGACGATTACGAAGAGTTACCAAAGCTATCGGATGGATGGATTAGAGAAGATAAAGATACCATCGACAGAGTGCTGGCAGTACAATCATCAGTAAGCAATCAGTTTTTTGCGGATATATATGTGATGAATAAGACAACAAGACCTATGCCTATGCACTCAATACCAGGTCTTATAGACCATCACTAAGGAGGTAAAGCATGGCTATTTATAATGCAAGTCAAGCACCCTCAACTGCTAAAGTCGGCGATGTAATTAATACCGCCGGAGGAATGTTTCAAATCGTGCACCCGGGAACACCGGGTGCAAAATATAATCCAGCAAGTGGATTTAGTTCTATTAAGTTAGATGGTTCATTACAAGATTCTCTCATAGCATATAGTCAGGCTCAATCTGAAAGAAATACCGCTAAATCCGAGGCAATGGCTAATAGGCAAATGCAATTCCAACAGCAGTCTAATGCTAAAGCTATGCAGTTTTCAGCACAACAGGCAGAGTTAAACAGACAATTTCAAGAGCGTATGTCTAGTACAGCACATCAAAGAGAAGTAGCCGACCTTATAGCCGCTGGACTGAATCCGGTATTATCAGCTATGAAAGGTAGTGGAGCCAGTTCGCCAAGTGGTTCATCTGCGGTAGGTGTCTCCTCCGGAGGCTCTCAAGGTCAAGTTGATACCGC